CATGTAAACCAGTAAACTACTGAACACTTAACTTGCTCTGAAGCGTAGCGAAGTAAGCAACGCCACTAGGCATCTACTCCTTGAGTGGTCAAAGTATACAGTTAGATGGCGCCACGAATTGAATGATTGCGTGTCATGAATTGAATGATGGTGTGCCACGAATGCATCATACTCGACTCAAAACAAATACCCGACCGTACGGCATTACACGTGTGAGGGGGGGGGGTGCGGGAAGGCTGTGTGGGCTGATGATGGTTATACATAACACACCCTACAAAAAATCAAAATCAGGAAGTCACCCAACGTGTAGGTGCTTGTAATTGGTCGCTCAAACGGGCTACGCCCTGCTCCCTTGTGTTCGCTACGCTCAATTATACCATCTATGTCAAGCGTGTCAAGGTTAAAATAGGGGTAAATATCTTAGGTTATTCCGTAAGTAGCTGGTGGTCAATGAATAAACTAATTTCATCTATTTTCAGATTGCCTTGAAACCTAGAGGATGAGGTCGTAGATGTGTTTCCTGTTCGGGTATTCCGATAGGGGCGTGAACTCGTATGTCTGAGGCTCCAGGACGTTCATTACTCCGTCTATGAGGATAATGTTGAGTGCATGGTATCCACCAGCGGGGATTCCACCAAAGGCTTCCTCTTGCTTTACGGTGATTACGCCGCATTCGTAGTTGCTGCCTAGCATTGACCCGTAGCACGAGACGATGGCTTTGAAGGTGAAGGCGTAGTCGTCGCAGTCAAAGAGCTTGTTTTCGTCTTTGAGTGCTGAGTATCGGCGCATCATGCCGAAGTGGTCTTGGATTGCGTCGTCTAAGATCCTCATATTGACGGAGGTGTAGGTGGGGTCGAAGATATTTAGGCTTGCCTTGGGGCTGTATTGCTTGATTTGACCGCGAATCTCTAAGTGATCGGCTCCTCGCAGTGTGATTGCAATGGCGGCGAGCGTTAAGAGTAGCAGTAATTTCTTCATGTCTAAATTATAACACTCGAGTCAACCCATTGTCAAGTTTTACCAACATACATATAGTCTACGGCAGATTCCTAACGTGCAACAAACAAAACCGTGTTTTTGAACACGAACTTAACAAACGAATAACAAACAAGAAAACCAATCCGTCCAGCTCTGACAGCGACATGGATGGCATAGGGTATGCGCTACTAACAAACGAACAACAAACCAACAACAAACAAAACGCCATTTTGCAACTACATCTTAAGAAGAAAAGAAAAAAGAGGCTGAAGGAGGTTTATTTTGGTTTTTCACTATCAGCAGCATCATGGGATATGAGCAGCACTCCATAGACGCTCTCTAAGCCCTTACACGGCGTTTCGATGAATAACACGACTACTCACCCTCGCTAGCAATCCAAATCCCTTCAACAGCCTCTCACGCCCCAAGCGTTGCCATAGTTCACTGAATGTCAACTATGACAATACACTTGACAGGGTGTTGACGGAAGTGTTATAATCCAGCCATGATTAACTTACTACACGGAGACTGCCTAGAGCAGATGAAGACACTCGAAGATAACAGCGTTGACTCAATCGTGAGCGACCCTCCCTACGGCATCAGCTTCATGGCTAAGAAGTGGGACTATGACGTTCCTAGCGTTGAGGTATGGACTGAGGCGCTTAGAGTTCTGAAGCCAGGTGGACACGCTCTGATAGCCTGCGGGACACGCACACAGCATCGTATGGTGGTTAACATCGAGGATGCAGGGTTTGAGATTCGTGATGTGGTGAGCTGGATTTACGGGAGCGGGTTTCCTAAAAGTTTGAACATACATAAGAAGGATGAACGATGCCCAGAAGGATGGGGAACAGCACTGAAACCATCCTCAGAGTTCTTCACCCTATGCCGCAAGCCTCTCAGCGAGAAGACGATTGCTAAGAACGTGCTGAAGTGGGGGACGGGTGGGATTAACATTGATGCTTGTCGGGTGGAGGCAAATGGGGAGAAGACAGGCTCGAACGGAGCTTGTGGAATGTCACCAGAAAAGGGGTGGAATGCAAACTCCATGAGTCGGGATGTAACTGCGGAACAATCACAATCCCAAGGCCGCTTCCCAGCCAACCTCATCCACGACGGAAGCCAAGAGGTGCTTGAGCTGTTCCCTGAGACTAAGAGCGGGAAGATGATGCCGACAAAAACCACGGCTTCTCGAGCTATTTACGGGCAAAATGCCAAGGGCGGCTATACAACGCAGGAAACTATTGGCGACCAAGGCTCAGCCGCTCGCTTCTTCTACAGCCCTAAGACATCTAAGAAGGATCGCGACGAGGGGATGGAAGGCTTTGAGGACAAGATTCTATATACTAAAACTGGGGACACTAGGCCATGCAATAAAGGCGACAATCCTTCCTCCATAGGCAGCACGCTGGGTAAGGCTCGTAACAACCACCCCACAGTAAAGCCCACAGCCCTCATGCAATATCTCTGCCGCCTCATCACACCGCCCAATGGCATCGTCCTAGACCCTTACATGGGTAGCGGCTCTACGGGCAAGGCTGCGCTACGTGAAGGCTTTAGCTTCGTGGGCTGTGAGCTGGATGCTGATTACTTCGAGATAGCCAAGGCTCGCGTAGGGAGCTAGGGATTGACACTAATGCTATACTTTCACTTATGAGCCATAACGGAGAAGCCACACACAATCGAGATACCGCCAAATGTCGCAAGAACTTTGACGCGATCACCGAAGACACGCGCAAGCCTACAGTAAAGCGCGATGTCCCTAAGCACGAGCTGCCCGCTGGTATTCGCTCACGAACAATCTACGGAAAGAAAGACCAATGCTAGACGAACACGAAGACGAGATCCTTGGCGGCATCCTTGCTCAACTCTCCGAGCACTTCCCCAACTACGCCATATCGGTTCTATCTGAGGATGATGGGTGCTTGCACTACGATTACTCTAACTGGCGCATCGGTCGAATGTTGATTAGCGACAGCCTAGACGATATGAACGGCGCACTCTCGTCGTTCAACGACTGGACACCTGAAGACGAGGACGGCGAAGAATATGAGTAACGAACTAGAAGTAACAACAGATGCATGGCTACTCAAGACCCTCAAGTCTGCGCAAGACTCTATGCAGAGTATGGGGATGTGCAAGCGTAGCCCCAAGCGGTGGTTGACCGTAGCTAGGCACGTCGTAGAGGATGGTCTGAACGTCAGTGACTTCCTGCGCAAGTCTGGATGCACACGTAATAACTACTACGACATTAAGCGATTCATCACTACATCAGATGACTACGAAGCAATCCGCTCACAAGCAGCCCTAGACGCAGCATCGGACTACGAGATGGGCAAAGACCTTGAGCGAGCCTATACTGAGAAGATGCACCAGAAGATGGAGTCTGATGAGCTAGAGATTGATGCTAAGGGATGGGCGCAGATTCAACGTGGTCAAAGCCTCAAGGCTGACAGGTTCCAGAAGTTCTCTGGCGCAGCTACACAGCACGTAGTAGTTGAGCACAAAACGACCTTGGACGAAGCAGCAGCATTTGCCCTAGAAGCAATCCAAGAGGCAGAGGTAGTTGACCTTGAGAGCAGAGGAGACCTACATTGAAATTCAGAAAGCACCCAGTCCTAAAGGCTCCCACGGCTGAAGTCATCAAATCCCTCTGTTTCAACGCAGATGGCTCTTCAAACGAAGCAGGGCTAGAGAAGCTCATTGAGATGCACAAGATGCACGAGAGTGCGGTGGCTAACTCGATAGAAGACCCCTTGAACTTCGGCATTGAGCTGAAGGGGTGGGGCTATGCTGATGAAATGTTTGAGAAATACGACACCTGCATGTGTTTTGGGGGCAATCGTAGCGGAAAGACCGAGTATGGGGCGCGTAGTGTGGTCAGAGCGGCTATCGAGAACCCTAACTCTATCATTGTATGCTTTGCGCAGGATGCTGATGCCTCTATCCGCACACAGCAAGAGGCTATCTACCGCTATTTGCCACCAGAGTTCAAGGTAAAGACCAAGAGTGTGACGGAATACCTCAACTTCACCTACAAGAACGGGTTTACTGGGCAATCATTCATACTACCCAACGGTTCGCAGGTCTTTTTCCATACATACAGCCAGTTCATTGCCAATCGAAGTAAGTTTGAGGGTCTTGAGCTGGGATCTAAGGAAGCACAGTGGCATAACATCGGTCTATGGCTTGACGAATACCTAGAAGATGGTGATCTAGTGAGCACTATGCGCTTCCGTCTCGTTACACGTGACTCTAAGATGCTTTTGACGTTCACGCCCATTGATGGCTATACGCCTTTCGTGGCAGAGTTCCTGAAAGGCGCTGAGACCACCCTAGAACGTCCTGCACCGCTCTTAGAGGGTGAGATGGTTCCTGTGACCCAATATAGCCCCGACAAGGACTCTGGCATCGTTTACTTCCACTCCGAGTTCAATCCGTTCGGTGGTTACGAGCGTATTGCCAAGGAATTACGCAAGAGTCCCAAGGAAGAGATCAAGACACGTGCATACGGCATCCCAGTCAAGTCGATGGATGCCATGTTCCCTAAGTTTAATATCAATGTTCACGTCCTAGCACACGAAGACTTCCCAGACATCTCGGACAAGAACCAATATACGCTCTACCAAGTGGTTGACCCCGCTGGTGCTCGTAATTACACTAGCATTTGGGCGGGTGTGACTGGCTCTATGTCTGATACTAAGATATATATCCGACGTGAGTGGCCAGACCTAGAGACCTACGGCCCGTGGGCAGTGCGTGGCGACCCTAACTGGAAGTTCGGTGCAGCATCCAAGAAGCTAGGCTATGACGTGAAAGGGTATTGCGAGCTATTCAAGGGCATCGAGGAAGACATTGGAGTTGAGGCTAGTGAGCGTATCGGAGACTCCCGTTTCTTTGCCTCCGAGAATGCTGACAACGCTGATCTATTCACCCTGTTCTCTGAGCACGACTTTCACTTCGTCCCGTCGCTGGGAGCTAAGGAAGAGCAAGGGCTTACTGGACTAGATGACTGGTTCTACTACAATCCGAACCTACCCGTAGACGGAGCCAACAGCCCTCGGGTGTTTATCCATGAGAGTTGCGGCAACCTGATCTTCGCCATCCTTAACTACGGTGCGCTCGGCAAGAAGGACGAAGCACTCAAGGATTTCATCGACTGCTTACGCTACCTACGGACAGCGAATGACGGATCTGGCCCAGAGCACTACAACAAGGCATCACTATCACAGAAGTCACAAGGAGGATCATACTAGCCGCCCTTGACGGGTGTGCTACACTATAAATATGAAACAAGACCTAGAATCATGTAAGTCTCTAGCAGAGCAGCTTACTTCAGATGAACAGACGTTCACTGCTATGCAGATCGGTAAGATCCGTAAGGCGGTATGCGAGGAGGAAGACCTAGACGGCACAGGCATCAAGCCATCTGGAGTCATGAAGATCATGTCATCGCTCAAGAAGGAGATGGACATTATCGAGACGGCAGCACCAGAAGTCATTACCGTCAAAGTCCTTCACCAGCAGACAGGCAACAAGCACATGTTGTTCGCTATGGACATGGAGACGCGACGTAAGGTGAAGATCCTTATCCCCTTCCGCCAGAAGAACGTATTGAACACCAAGGGCAAACGACTAAAAGTAGAAAGGGGATTAAAAGATGGAAACCACTTGTACCGATACCCAGTCCGTAAGGGCTAAAGGCATAGAGATTGACTACTGGCTCAATATAGACGTTATTGACTCAGAGCTATCTGGAATGCCCTTAAAATACCGCAATGATGAGGAAATATCAGCATCACTTGGCGTAAACGACAAAAACTTCATCAGCGACATACTCTACAGAAGCAGAAAGTCCTTCAGACAATTAACGAACGCACGTGCTAAGATTGACCAATAATTACTATGCCCACTAAATACGACAACGACGAGGCTGAAGTTTACTTTGATGAGGAGTTTGACTACCAGCAACACAAGGAAACCTTCGATCAAACGGTAGACGATTTGTCTGAATACCAGCGTCGATGCCAAGAGTCACGGAGCATCAGAACTTGCACGTGGAATGGTCAGGACGCAAACCTCACCAAGACTGGCGACAATGCATTCCCGTTCAACGGCTCCTCCGACTCACAAGTGTGGCTATCGCATGGACTAATGAACACGTCCACTGCAATCAACATGAATGCCCTCCGTCGTTCACAGATTCGGGCATACCCCCGCAAAGCTACCGATATTGAGCGTTCCTCGCAAGTATCGGTTTTTTTGAAGTATTTGCGCGACGCTGGTGTAGACAACTTTTGGCGTGAGGCTGAGTTGGCTGATAGCTTCTGTAAAGAGAAGGCTTTGATGGTCACTTACTTCGGCTACCGCGCACCACGCATGGTTCCTCACCTAAAGAAGTTCGACCTAGAGGAAATGCAAAAGACCTTCCCCGATGTGGGAGAGATCCAGCAAGATGACTCCGCATCAATGGAACTAGCACTGGCAGAGATGCTTGCTGATGAAGATCGCGTAGAGGAAGTATTGGAGATGTTCAACTCCGTGGACGGATGGGAAGTAAATGAGAAGCGTCTCAAGAAGGCACTGCGTCAGCTACGTAAAGAAGGTGTAGCCGAGATCCCAGTTCTCATTGAAGACGAAGGTGCAGCAGAATGCATCACCCTCGACCCAGAGAGCGAGTTCTTCACACCACTAGCTACACAGAACTTCCAAGACGGCAACCGTTGCTGGTTGCGTAAGCCAATGACACCTCAAGAGGTTCTGAGCCGTGTTCATTCCGAAGGTTGGGATGCAGACTGGGCAGACTTTGCTATCGAGCATAGCCGTGGCGAGAATCGTGGCGTATCTACTAACACCTATGGTGACGAATACCGCGACCTAATCGACGTTGTATTCAGCTACGAGAAGCTTATCGACGAGGAAGACGGTGCTCAAGGCATCTACCTTACTATCTGGAGCACAGAGTTCGGCGAGAGCGGTGATATTTCACCTTACGCTAAACGCACACTGCTCGCTGGCTGCAAGAAGTTCCCGTTCGTGGTCTCCGCACCATACGAAGCCAAGACACTTTACTCAGCACCTACATGGCCTGAGCAACTGAAGTCAATCCAGAAGTCCAAGAAGGTTTGCCGCGACGCAAACATCGACGAGTCTTCCTACGCGATTTCCCCTTCCATTATTGTCCCGCCATCGTGGGATCACGGTCGCCCTCAGCCTGGAGCAGTATACCCAGTGCGTCCTGGCCAAGCAGCACCATCGTTCCTTAACAAGAACTCCCGCTTCGACGTAAACGAGCGCATTGAGGCGAACATCACCCGTGAGGCACTAGACCAAATGGGACTAGATCCAGATTCTCCGTATTCACAGGTTCGTCAACAGCACGACATCAACCGCTTCCTAAGCCACTGGTCGGAGGTTCTCAAGGGAATCTACGAAGCATACAAGACTCATGGCCCAGAGGAAGTTTACCTGCGCGTTACTGGCAACCCTCAAGCAGTCGAGTTCGTGAAGGACTCAGACGAGCATGAGATGGATGTATCCGTCAGCTTTAACTCTCTATACGACGATCCAGAGCAACTCAAGGAGCTTCGCGAGACAATCATCACCACATCACAGCTAGATCCCAATGGGCGTATCAACATGGAGGCGGGTATCGACATGATGCTCAACATGACTGATCCTACCCTAGCTGACATAATGCTCCTACCTACTGAGCAAGGTCAAGATAAGATCGTCAAGGAAACCCAAGCAGACATCACCACTATGGCATCTGGCATGGCGGTTGGCGCACAACAGAATGCAGCTCAGTTACGCTTGCAGACAGTTGAGCAGTATATCCAATCTCCAACTGGCGCAGCTAAGCTACAGAGCGATCAAGGCTTCCAGTTCCTCATCAGTGAGTATGTGAAGCAGCTTCAGTTCTCTGTATCTCAGCAAGAGAACGCGCAGATCGGACGTATCGGCACTAAACCAGCAGAGATGGGCAATATCAACACTCAAGAGATCTAGTATGACTATTCAAGACGTAAAGAAGTTTCTGCAAGACAATCCCGATTTCGGGAAGGCATTTCACGATCACTTTGAGCAACGCCGCGAGGAGTTGATTGCAGTGCCTTGGCTTCAACACCAGCTAGGTCTGGACAAGAAGGCTATTGCGAATGCAGCGTTCATCCAAGACGAGATCTTGAATGAATTTGGATTGAAGTCCGTAAGTCGCAAGCTTGACAACGGATAACGATCGTTTGTGGTAAAGTTTATTTAACGCCGAACACCGAGGCGGTATAAAAAAGGTAGATTATGACAGATGAACTAAATGTGGATACCCCTGAGACCACAAACGAAGATCAGGAGCCTAAGTCAGTAGCAGAACGCAAGCAAGAATTGCTTGACGAACGTATTGGCCGATTAACTGGAAGCGACGATTCCGAAGAAGAAACAGAGGAGGTTGAGGTAGATACACCAGAGACCGACGAAGATGATTCAGAAGAAACGGAAGAATCCACAGGAGATGAAGTTCTTTCACAGGCAGACGAGATTGATATCGAGTCGCTAACTGAGCAGGACATTCGTGAGATAGCAGAACTCAAGGGCATGGACTTGGAGCCGAAGGGCAACGAGAAGTGGGCAGCAAATAGACGTGAGCTTAAAGAAGTTAAAGCAGAGCGTGACGCAGCCATTGCCGCTAAAGATGAGATTCTAGCAATCCAGAATACCAACAGCTCAGAGACGCAGCTCAATCAAGCCGAAGCAAATATCAAGCACTGGAACCGAAAGCTCATTCTGAGCGCAGAGACCCAGTATGATGATGCAAGCGGTCAAGATGTCAAGGGAGTCACGCACGATGGCAAGTTCTACACCGCCGAAGCAGTGCTTCAGTTCCTAGACGCAGAAGAAGGCAAGTTGCCCGAACTCCGCGAAAAGGCAGCAGAAGCAGAAGAAGCTAAAGGCAAAGCGGGTAATCTTGATGAAGTAATTGATAGCGTTCGCGAGAAATTAAATCTCGATGGCGATACTCTGGACACTTATGATAAGCTCCTTAGTAACCCTAAGTTCGACGTAGTTAAGAATCTCGTTCCAGATTTCGCAGTAGAGCTAGTTGAGCTACTCGGACTAGCGGCACTGCAAAAATCAGGGTCAGCTAAGAAGAAGGTTACCATCAAGCGCAAGTCACCGAAGGAATCGAAAGACTCTTCCAGTCCGAAGGGATCAGCGGGACGACCTTCTCCATCAAAAGGCTCCAATCGGGAGATCAAGCAACTGGAGAAGTTAGTTAATGATTCATCTGCACCAATCAAATCGCGCAGAGATGCGCAACTCAAAATTCGACACTTAAAACTCAAATAAAGGAAATAAATTATGGCAGCACCTACATATTCAAGCACAGTTGGCAATCGCGAATCACTCAAGCAAGACGCTGAGTTGCTCGCAGCCGACATCACACCAGTAACAGGGCTACTAGCCCACAAAGCCGAGAAGAATAAACGTCCTCGCACACTCATGGACAAGCTCAAGTCGGTCAGCACTGCTGGTCACATTGAGGGCGACGTAACCAATGGTGGTCGCGACGCATTCTCGCAAGTTGCTGAGTTCGCTGGTCAAGCACAACGCTTGGTCAACCCTTACAGCGTATCCAAAGAACAAGAGCAAGAAGATTCTGCTGTTGTCTCTAACATGGTTAATGCTGCTCAAAAGAGCATGACAGAACTTGCAGTTGACAAGGAAGCCGTAATTTGCGGTGACCAAGTTAAAGTTTCTGACGTTCCTGGCACAACTGCTGGTGTAACTCCTGGTCTCGGTTCGCTTACCAACGCTACTTCGGTAGACGTTGATGCGGCATACCGCACTCCAGCAGCGTCCATCTACAGCGGTCTCAAAGCATCCTTCGATGATGCGGCTCTAGGTGCAGTTATCGCTTCCATGTGGGGCGAAAGCACAATGATCCAAGACCTCTGGCTTGTAGCTGGTGCAGATCTTCGCGAGCACATTGTATCTGAGTTCACTCGCACTGCTGGTGCAGCTTCTCAAATCGACTACAACGTATCTGGTGGCGGTCAAACTATCCCTTGGATGGTTGAGCTTATCGACTCCCAGTTCGGTCAAGTCAAGATGAAGAACGGTAACCCTAATGCATTGCCATCCGCAGATCGTGGATACCTCATCAACCCTGAGCTTCTGTATGTTGCAGAATACCAAGGCATCGAGTCTGAAAACTACCCTTTCTTGGGTGGTAACTACACAGGCGCGGTTGACACACGTTTCGCACTTATGTCTACTGGCCCTAATGGTCTTGGTAAGATTGAGTTCAGCGACGAAGCGTAGTTTTAGCTAGTTATTCGGGAGCGTGTCATCAATTGGCGCGCTCCCTTTAACTTTATTTGACATTCGTGTTATACTTCACATATGAATCTATCACACCTTACAGGCGAGCAGAAAGACGAATTGGGGCGCAAAGCAGCGGCACGTAAAGCGTGGCTGATGTCCCCAGATCAACGGAAGTATAGGGATCAACTCATGCGCACTCAGATAGCTAAGAGCTACGAGCAGACGCGCAGCAATAGTGGTCTCTTTGAATTTAAAGGCGCAGTAGATGTATTTGAAGAGCGGGAAATGAAAGCTGACTGCCTCGCAGCAGACGGCACTAACTTTATTAATCAAGACTATTGGGACTGGAAGAAGAAAGACCTGCATATCCGTGGTCTTGACGGAGCGTGGCTTAACCGATAATTATAATGGGACTATCAACAGTAAATTGGGATCGCGTCGTTGCACTTGCAGAGGCTAAGATTGGAGCAGACTTAACAGATAAGTCGGCGGCTCGCCTTGGTCACCTGATCAACGCTTCGGCACGTTACATTTACGACGAGTCCCGCTATCATCCACGGTTCTTGGTTCTTGAGCCACGCACAGTAACATCTGGGTATGTCGAGCCAGTAGAAGATAGCTACCACATCACTGGTGCGGGGACGGCTGGAGCAAATGGTCTATATGTTCGTAATGGTGTGAGCGCAAACGGAAATTCAGCATACACTAAGTATGACTCGGACGGGACTACTGCACTATACAACCTATGGAGCTCATTTAGTGCAACTTGGCAGATAACGGAAGGTGTTATTGACCAACCTTTCTTCATAGATACTTACAAGGTAACTTCATCTAGCACTACCCCACCGCAAAGCGGGTGGGACGCGTTGACGGGAAATGGCGATGCGCCAGCGCCGACAGCACAAGCGTTATCTGAGATCGACGAGATCATCACATACTGGGACGGAGAGCGTTGGGTTGGAGCTAATCCAGCACAAGCATACGGCTACCCAGACCAGAACGGATTTCGCCTCACAACTAACCTCACTGGCATAATCTACGTAGCGCACAAGAAGGCCCTACCAGATGCATACGGTGACGGCACACTTGGCACTTCGGGAGACTTCCCATCCGAGTGGTTAAACTATTGCGCACAGAGTGCAGCACAGCAATGGATGGAGTCTAATCGCCGTCCAGAGTCATTCAACCCAATTTCAGTTCGTTCAGTTGAGAAGCTAGAGGGACAAGTTCTTGTCAAAGCTAACCGACAAGGTGCATTTGATACAATCGGAAACATTTGGACTACACGCTACGCGCAGGACACAACAATTACAACATAATGGGATTTGGAAAATTAAGATTTCGCCGCAGCTTTGGTCGAGTAAAGTCACAGTTTCGTGGGGCTATACCTAAGCATTTCCCATTGGTTCAACGCCTACTTGACCTGACGACTCCGTTCTCTTCGGCATCTACCAAGGTGCGTGACAAGGCACTCGATAACGACGCGATTCTATACAGTGGACGATACGCAATTGTAGACGCAATCAACGAGGGTGCAACCTATCCGACAGCATACAGCTCGGCAGAGCGCACAGCTACGGTTATGATGCGCGTCTCAGGACTAGGCGCACGAACACTTGCAAGCGACACAGGCACATTCACCTTCACACCAACGGCAACGAACGTGTGGGAGGAGCTGACAAGCACAGCAACCGTCTCAGGCAACTTGGCTTGGACAGTTGGAGCTACGGCAGACTTTGACTTGTCAGTGCTTAGTGTAGATGCGACCAACCGCTGGCAGCACACCACAAGCTCAGACGGAAGCGCAGCAGGACTAGGTGGTCTACCGATCCCAGACAGCACAGGCACAGCACACGGCACGTTTATAGGCTGCTCAGGCGCGACGGGTGAGGGCATTGACGCAGACGTTGCTCGGATCGTGGGGTATGATGACGCGCAGTGGTTCAATGGGGTGGATACGGTAATTAACGTATCGCCTTCAATAAGCCTTGGGACAGATTTATGGAGCATATCAACGGAAGTATTCCTAACGAGCGGTGATATTAACATCTGTGTCAACTCGGCGGGTAATAGATTCTCCGCTGTTATTAAATATAACGGCGGCAATAACCAGCTTCAGGTTCGTGATACCGATGGACTTTTCTATACCGTTTCGACCTCGCAAAATAAAATCACTTATGGCACACTGATGACCGTCGAATTTCTGCGAGAAAGCTCAACAAGAATCGTGGCAAGAGTAAATGGGGTAGCTTATGCTTTTAAGGTAACCATACCGACCTCCTTTTCGTGTGATCTAGCGAAGATAGCTACTAGCCTTCCTGCGTCGTTCTTAAAAGGATATTTCAAATCTTTCACTCTAACTGACAACAGTGGAACACTTCTTTCGTGGGATGGGACTCAAGCCGACGCAATCGCTCAGGGTTGGACGGTCAACGGCTCACCCGTAACCGTAGGCCAGAAGCGCGAAACGATCCTGCAAACGGCGGGGCAGGACTGGAATAAGTATTCGTGGTTCAATGGGGTGGATACTGATGTAGCTGCATCTGGAATGACTGCGACGACAGACTACTTCGGCGCTTGCACTATTTCTGCTGATATTTACATCGAAGACGAGACGGCAACTGAGGTCGTTTTCGCTCTCGGCACAGCAGCATACCGACTACTTTTCAACGCTGGTTTTTGGAACGTCAATGCGCTTAGCACTGCGGTTGCGGTAGTAGCTGGTCTTCAAACAGTGGCGGTGACTTACGACGCTTCTGGTAATGGAACTGCTCTATCAATCAATGGCGTTGAGGTATGGACTGGATCAAATTCTGGGGGAGCTGCGACTACATCCTTTTACCTTGGATCTCGGTTCAGTGGAACATCTGGACTTTTCTTTACTGGATTGATTTACAACTTCGCGATCACTGGATCATCGGTCAAGAACTTCGCCTACACAGGACTCGGCAACGATCCGTGGGCCGACACCATCGGCTCAAACGACGGAACCGAGAGCGGAACCTTCACACGCCAGCTCGTCCCAGTATCCGACGTGACCCCAACCCTCGACGCACTCGGCACAGCGATTCTCAACCCTCGCCCGAACGCCTACGTGCTGAATCTATTTGGCGACGGTGAGTATGCCAACAGCGGCAATGATACTAGTCTGGATGTGACCACTGAGGCTACGTGGGAGATTTGGGGGAATTTCTATAGAGTGTCTGATGAGTTCCGTGGATTCATCTGCAAGTATGATTACCCCAACAGTGGACGCTCATGGCGATTTGGAAAGGCCAATACAGGGTCTCCTGCTGACCTTGGTTTCCAGATATCTAGTAATGGATCATCCACTACGAGCGGGGTTGTCTCTTCCCTCTTTTCTGACGAGATTCAGTGCCTCCAAATAGTGTATGCATCAGGTAGCTTAGATTTCTATATTAACGGAAGCTGGCATTCTACAAGCGCGTCAGTAGCGTCATCTCTCTACGTCAGCGACGCCCCCGTCCTATTGGGGGTAAACGGAAACAGCGCGGATATGTCTGATCGAGCATGGGATCAGCAAATCGGCTCCGCGAAAATCTACCCAACAGCACTCACCGCAGCAGAGGTGCTGACTAACTACAAATCCCAAAAAGGAAAGTGGGGACTATAATTTCAACCAACTAATACTATGGCATCGAGCTTCTTCAGATTAACCGACAACGCTTTCAATAACTTCCCTTGCCCTCAAGCAGTGCTGCGCAAGTGGAACGTCCCACCGAAGCCCACAGAGGACGAGGAAGGCAACCCACTAGTGGTTACGCCCCACACGATCCGCGAAGCCCTTGACGCTGCAACCCTTGGCTCTGCGCCATACTTCCCGATCATGCATGTGGACGGAGAGATTCCGCTACGCAGCGCAGGCGAGGACGGCATCTTTGAAGAGACGCACTGGATCATTTCACTCAACAACGTAGGCGGGATCATTGATTCTGCTGTCATGCCAGTCGCTCAGGCGGAAGGCGTAGCATACTCTGAGGTCAAACTCGCGCACGACGAGTGCAAGCACTACCTAGCAACAGGTGAACTACCTAGCTAATATGGCCGATCCATCACCATCCTACGGAAAAAGCGAAACCATCCGACTACTCTCAACCATCGTCACAACCGCAATCAGCTAATGTCATATTTAATCCAACAATTAGAAGTCTTTGCCAAGGGGCGCAATCACGGGGCATATCTCGCGCAGACATCCAATCCTCCGCAGACTGGACACCAGCCGAGGGAGTCTAATATATCCAAATAGAATATTATGAAAAAGAAATGCACAGGGAACCGCTCCACCTATAAAACGAAAGCACCGTCTGTTCGTAAGAAACCATCAGCCAAGCGTAAAAAGTAATGGATGAACGCAACGCAAACTGGCTACTAAACGCCGCATTCGCAACCTGCTTCGCTGCATTTGGATTTGTCGTAAATATCGTATTTGATGACATTGAGAGACTCAATTCGACAGATGCATCACTGCCATTGACCTACGTGCTAAAGGCAGACTACAGGGATGACCAAGCGGAGTTGATCTCGACACTGAATGGCATTCGCGTAGACCTAAAGCACAACGCCGAATATATCGAAGCAGACTATAATCGCCGTATGGACAAGCTTGAAGAGCTGCTTAACAAATCACTGCACAGTCACGCAAACAAATGAAAACTACAATCACACTACTCGCAGCAATCGCACTCTTAGCTGGGTGCAGCACGACAACGATTGAGAATGCTACAATCACGGAAGCAACATTCAACAGCGCAACATGGAAATCCCAAGCGGGAGTGACTGGCGGAGCAACCATTGAGGCAACCACAGCACCAAAGACTGACACCAGCTTGACTGGGCTATAATGAAAGTAATCATCGTGATCAGCGGCTTCACACAGAAGCGGCATCAGAAGACAGGCTCTCGTCAACTATGGCGTGAGCTTCATCTGCTTGATGACCTATGCGCCGAGAGGGATGCGATCATTGATTTAAGGGAGTGGGACTCGGATTGGGAGAACTACGCAAAGTTCATTAACAGCCTAGAGCCAACAGAAGTCCTTGTGTGCGCCTACAGCTGGGGAGGGGGCTTTGGTATGCCTGAGCTAACAGAACGCCTCGTAGCCCCCGTAACGTGCGTTCTATGCGATCCTGTCTATCGCAGCAAAACTGTATTAGGTCGATGGGCGTCATTTTGCGACTGGAAGATTGAAGTTCCGAAGAACGTAACCGTAGTGAAGCACTTTATACAGGAAGCCAAGTGGTGGGAGCTAGACGGAGATCGCTTGAAGGGCGGAAAGTCTCTGTGCCAGCCAACCATCCTTGATTATACTCACACTGAGATCGACAACTCTGACGAATACCATAAGGCAGCAGTGATGGTGGCGAAGGAATACTTACTGAAATAACAGCCTTGACAATCTTGATACACTAATAACAGACATGAGCACATTTACACTAGCAGGGACATCACTAGACGCTAAAAATAACCCAGCATATGCGGGTCGGTATATGGTCTTCCGCATCACTTCAGTTGGATCAGACACTTCGGGCGGTGCTTCGTATCCACGAGAGTCCGTTGACATGCTGATTGCCGCTGATGGCACATTTGGTGGTGATTTGTGGGTAAATGGAGACAGTGGCGTTGAGTGCCTGTATGAAGTCATCGATCCTTCTGGTCAGCGACTTGAGCTTATATTCCCGTCTACCGTGGATGGAACTACAGTTCGATATGAGTTTGCAATCGAGAACTATTTAGCGAGTGCTTCGGCAGCACAGCAAACACCAGGTTTGGCTGCTCACATTGCAGACCTCAACAACCCACACGCAGTAACACCTACACAGTTAGGTCTGGTGATTGGAACGGATGTTCAGGCTTACGACTCGACTATTTTAGTAGATGCAGACATTGGATCAACAGTCCAAGCTCACTCACCAGTCCTAGATTCAACTACAGCATCTTATACCACGGCAGAGGAAACTAAGTTATCGGGCGTCGAAGCGGGTGCAACTGCTGATCAATCCGACTCAGAGATCAAAACCGCCTACGAAAACAACTCGGACACAAATGCTTTCACCGATGCAGATAACTCGAAACTAGCTGGCGTTGAAGCACTTGCGGAAGTAAATGACCCGACCACAGTTCTTGACGCAGACATTGGCGTTAACGTCCAAGCGCACAACTCAATTCTCGACACAGTTGAAACAACAATAACAGACACCGACACGGCAATCCCTACCAGCGGAGCAGTCGTAGACTATGTTGCAAGTGCGGGCGGTGCGGTGAGTTCAGTTAATGGGGCTACTGGAGTGGTTGTAGTTGATGGTACGGACATTGAGCTTGTGGATGGCGGAGGCACTACTATTACCACCGCAGTAAGTGACCTAGATAGCACCAAAGCAGACAAAGCTACCTTGACCCAAAGCGGGGGCAATGTTACTGGTTCGATAAATACCACCGCAAACACATTTACCCTGACTAGTTCTGGCGGAGGTTCTGGAGACGTCGCGACCGACACGATATGGGACTCGGCAGGCGACCTTGTAGTTGGGACTGGATCTGATGCGGCGGTTAAGCTGCCCATCGGTACTAATGGACAGGTGCTTACGTCCAACGGAACTACTGCAACGTGGGCAAGCGCGGGATCAGGGAGTGGCGACATGTTGGCATATCCATACACAACCGACTTCCAGAGTGGTGTAGCTCAAACTAGGGATTTAAGTAACATCGACAACCTTGATGGATACAAGAACAACTCAAATCTAACCAGCATTTACATCGGAAGTAAGGTTGTGAGCATAGACTTTCAGGCATTTTATGGGGCAGGTTCATTGACCAGTGTAACTATACCGTCCACTGTAACCACATTAGGTATAGGTGCATTCTACAGTAGCGGGTTGACCAGTATTACAATACCAGATAGCGTAACCAGCATCGGAGGAGGCTCGCTAGAGAGTTGCGCAAACCTAGTAACTGTGGTTATCGGAAACAATGTAGCAAGCATTCCTGGTTTTGCGATTGGTAATAACCCCCTGCTATCTTCAGTGACCCTCGGCAGTTCAGTGGCAAACATCAACGCATCGGCTTTCCAGTCGGACGTTTCCTTAACTAGCATTTCAATGCCTAGTGGGGTTACTAGCATCGGATCAAACGCATTTAACGGATGCATTACACTGGCATCAATTAGCATTGACTCCCCCGCAGCTCCAACACTGGGATCAAATGCTTTCTTAAATGTATCTGCAACTACGGTTCAAGTCCCAATTGGGGCAACTGGATACTCCGCGACTTACGGTGGACTTACAGTTGTCTACGTGTAATAACCGTAGAACGCCCGACGAACTAACATGAATATACAATAACTCAATTAATGGCTACACAAGGAACAGATAATCTCGTCATCGTTGACAACATGCCCTCAGTTGAAAAGCTGTGGAATGGTCGCTACCGCCTTGAGTTCTTTTGCAAGATACAGAACCCGAATGAGGGCTGGTATTCGGATAGCATTGACAAGTGGCTTCCGTCGTTCGGAGCATTGCAAGATGCTGACTTTGCTGGCGAGGGATGGTCTACACGTGACGGCGAGGCATATCCAGACATGCGGCTCGTCGAATGCGAGGCTAAGTATATTGCCCCATCCGAGACACACCTCGTTACACTCACTTACGAGACCCTCACAGCCTCTTGGGTAGCCGAGAAGGACGAAGACATAGATTACGAGCTAAACGGTCTTCAGCGGGTCAGCAGGACGTTTGTAGCCCTACCAGGGACATCCTACACTAAGGTTGTAGGCACTGACACGATTACAGTTGGCGGAGACACCCTCACGCTCGGAGCATTTAAGATTGAGGAGACTGACGCAACGTGGTCGTTGACCGAGACATGGCTTGAG